ATTTCCCATTCTTTTTCTTCAGCTTCCTTTTCTTCTTCTTGGTCATCCTCTGATCGCTCTTTAATTTGAATCTTTCGCCAACCATCAAAGATTGTTCTACGCCAAGATGCTCTCCATGTGAAATCCTCTTCATTATCACCATCCGCAACAATGATTAGCGTTCGCTGTTCACCCTTTACAGATGCCATGACACTTTGAATCGTTCGCATCCAAATCAAATGATAGATTTTACGATCAATCGCTGACCAATCTTCTGTAGTTGGAAGGCTTGTCATAGTCATAGAAATTGGACGAATAGCTTCATGTGCGTCTTGAGTTTTCGTTTGAGTTTCAGCCTTTGCTTTTGCGGTTGTTTTTATTTTAGTCTTTGGTTCAGGTGACTTATTACTCTTGCCAACATAATTTTCTCCGTATGTGGATGAAACATAATCACGTGCTGCTAATGTAGCTTCTTCACTTAGTAGTGCCTTGTCCGTTCGCATATAGGTAATATATCCTGATTCGTACAAACGTTGTGCAGTATTCATAGTTTGTTTCGGCTTTGACATGAAGATTGACGATGCTTGTTGTTGCAATGTACTAGTTATTAAAGGTAGTGGAGGTTTTTCAGACCATGGACTTGTTTCGGCAGAAACTATTTTTCCATAAAGTTGATCATGATGAATTTGCAAGTATGCTTGTGCAGAATCTTCATCTTCTAATTCATCGGTTAATACTGCATCCCATGTATTGTTACTAGAACTACTACTAGAACTACTAGTAGTTCCATACTTAGCCCAAGTTCCAGAAATCTTCCACGAATCACTGCTTTCAAAGGATGAAATTAAATCTTCACGTTCACAAACAAGACGCAATGCAGCCGTTTGACATCTTCCAGCAGAAAGTGAGGGTCCAACATTTTTCCATAGGAGTGGACTCATTGTAAATCCAATCATCATATCCAACATTGCACGAACTTCAGCAGCATGAACCTTATTCATATCAAGTCGTCTAGGATTTTCAATCGCTTGTTTCACTGCTGATTGTGTGATTTCATGAAATACAGAGCGAAGTGTAGTCGCTGGATTTAGCTTCAGTAGAAGACATACACTATAGGCAATTAATTCACCTTCTCTATCATCGTCTGATGCAAGATAGACAGTTCTTGCATTAGATGCTGCAGATTTTAAAGAACTAATTGTGCTTGCCTTATCCTTCATAAATTCAAAAGTCGGTTCAAAATCACGCTCAATTCCTACTGAATCAAGTGTTTCTTTTAATGCACGAATATGACCCATAGATGCAATGACTTTGAACCCAGGACCCAAGAATCCCTGAATTTTTCCACATTTTGCAGGAGATTCAACAATCACTAAATTCATTCTAATTGGTTTTAATAAAATAAATTAAATTAAATTAATAGTATCAAATTTTTCATTATGTAAGGCTATTAAAACTATTCTACTATACATAGTGTAGGTAATGCAACGTTCACAAACAAGTGCTGAAGGTTCACTCTATGAGCTTGTAGCACGTGGAGTGAAAGATAAGTATTTTATCCAAGATGATACTGAAGCAATACATCCATTTGATTGGCGTTATGAACGTTATCCTGCGAGTGTTCCTGAAATACGATTAACAGTCCCTACAAATCCATCAAAATTCAACAGTCGTTGCGAGTTTGAATTTGATCTTCCTGGTGATATTTTGAAAGAAGCAACACTTTTAATTGACCTTCCTACATGGTTACCATCGCAGCTGGCTGCGAATGCACAAAATAGAATTATAACTGACCAAAACGGTTATGTAAATGGATATGTAAATGGTATTGCCTATTTCTTATTTGAAAAAATAGAAATTTATCAAGACAAGATACTTCTACAAGAAGTCAGTGGGGATTCACTATATGCCGCTGCTTTGACCAAAGGTTCTTTCAACAATGCCTTTTTAATACAAAGTCTCGCAGGAATGCACGATGGTTCACCATTAAGTATTTCTAGAAATGCTGTTCCTGGCCGCTTAGAACTTCCTCTTCCGATGATTGGTTGTTCTTTACCTGGTGATCGTGGTCTGCCATTATGTGGACTTCGTGATCAAACATTCCGTCTGCGTCTTACACTACGTCCACTAGAAAGTCTTATTGAATCAAATTCCCCTTCTAATTCTCCACCAACTCCGTGGTTATCAAGATTTACACAAGGAACAACTACCTTACAAGGAGTTTCACGTGATTCTATACAACAACCTACATTAACGTTGAGAACAAAGCAATACTATCTTGGTAATGAAGCAAGGGCAAAACTTGCTGATGAAACTATCGAAATTCCCTACATTCGTTATTTTGATAACCGGTTTATTATCAATCAATTAGACTATAGTTCTGTGCAAAATGGAGCTACTACAAACATTGTTCGTTTCCTTGATGCAAATTATACAGTTGAACGAATAATAACCTTTTTCCGAAATCAAGGTGATAAATACTTAAATCGTCTTTGGAAATTTACAAATGACAAGTCGGCAGATAAACAATATTATACAAGCATTCAACTCACAATTGCTGGAAAGGTTCGTGAAGAAGCATGGCCACCAAGTATATTACAAACAATTATTGGACATGCAAAAGAAGATCGTACAACTGCAAATAATATATCTATTCTGAATTGGTCACGAGGATGGCGTGTTGAAGATAGTCTTCCTTCCTTACGAGAACCAACAGGTGGAATTAACTTTACAACGGCTGATAGACCTATGTTAAGTATAGGATTAAATGATGTTATTATAGATCCTCAATTGGGTTATAAACAAGTCTTTATGAATAGTTGTTGTGAATCTTGGGCATTATATAAAATCCGCAATAGACGTGGAGGATTAGAATATGCAAATTAATTTCCCGAAGTAAGAAGAGGATAAGATTACTATGAACTTTTCACAATTAAATAATCCACAGACAAATCTATCACGACCTCTTGGTGATCAAACAACGATTATTGATTTAGCAGATCGTGATGAAATGGATGACACATTATTTCCGTTAACTGCTACGCAATCCTGGTTTACACGCACAAAACAACGACGTATTCTACCATTTACACCTGTTCTACAAGAATTTACATCCATCTCAGCTTTGGATTTTGGACAAAAACTGGTTTTTAATATCGGTTCTGTAAATGCTGGAGACTTATTATTTTCAGTAGCATTACAAATACAATTAGGACATTGGCTTCCTAATGATATTATAAACGGTTTACAAACAAATACTCTGAATTATGTGGATCCCCAAAGTGCATGGTACTATGCAAATAGTCTTGGTTCAGTAATTATTCAGCGAGCTGACTTTATTATTGAAGACCAAATTATTGAAACAATCGATGGTGACTTTTCAAATATTTACGCAACATTATTTCATGATTTAAATATACAATTTGGTATTGCGAATGATGCATATGGAAAAGTGGATATACCTACTCTTATTAACCAACCTCCTGGCAAAGTTTTTCCAACCTCAAATGGATTTATAACATGTATTCTTCCGTTTACATTTCAAAGAATACGTTTACAAAATGGATTTCCGCTAATCTCATGTCGCGAAAAGACTGTTCGCATAGAAATAACACTACGCCCGTTCTCAGAATGTGTGCGAATTGCATCTGGACTACGTGCTTCATGTGATGATACACCTCTTGGAAAGACTTTTGTATTTCAACCACTATCAGGCCCAAATATTTCTGTTACTGCTTCAAGTACACCTCCTGTATTTGCTGATGCACGTCTTGTTACCTATGGAATTATGACAGATGGAAAGCTGCGAACTGCACTTTTAAAGGCCCCTTTTGAGCGTCTATTTCGTGAAATCCAAGCATTTCAGTTCAGTGAACCGAAAAAGTATGTTATAAATACGGGTCCAGGAATGGTACGACTACAACTTCCTATTGAAGTCAATGGACCACTTGAAGAAATTATTTGGGTAATTCGTCGCAAAGCAGTTTCCTTAAACAATGAATGGACCAATTACGGAAGTGTCCTTGAAAGTGAATGGTCCATAAATACACCAAGTAAAAGTATGCTTACACAGGGAACTATACAAGTCAATGGAATATCATTGATTGAATCGTATGGTGATTACTTTCGTCGTTCTATTGCAAAAGATCATAAAGGTGGTATAGTTGCATATAATTCATTTATTTATGGGTATTCATTTGCTGAAGAACCCGGTAAACATAATCCTTCAGGGTGGATAAATACAAGTAAAACAAGTGATGTTCGTCTGCGAATGGATATTTCTCCACCGAATGGGAGTGAAGATTTAGAATTTGAAGTGCTCGTATATTGTATTTCATTAAATTGGATACGATTTGAAAATGGTATTGCTAATAAGTTATTCAATTCTTAAGCATCTAGTAGGGAAAAATGTCTTCATCATATGAAGGTACTAAACGATCATTTAATTTAACAAATCTCAGAAATGCACTTCCACCTGTACATGTTGTTGAACTCTATCCAGGACATGATAGATTAAAAATACAACGAGATTATTTTAAAGATAAACCACTTTTACAGCACTGGAGTCAATTTGATAAATATGTTAAAAATTATTTTGATAATATAATAAAAAATAAACAATATGAAGAAAAACCTCAAAAACTTTCAAGAGAAACTAGTTATTCTTTTGTAAAATTTACTAAAGAAGAAAAACTAATAGAAAAGGAATTTTCTGATTCAGTATCTATAGTTATACATACAATTGGTGATGGTTCATGTTTACTACATGCGTTATTCCTTTCATTAAGTAAAATATATAGAGCATTAACTGATGAAAAAAAGATAAAAATGATTGATTACTATCGCAGAAATGAGTTTTATAATCTTTTCAAAGAAAATATAACGGATAAATTCAATAGCTTACGAACTGAACGAGCAACTGTAAGTAAAAATGATTATCGAGCATTTTTAGAAGAAACACATGTTACAACATTTTGTAGTACATATAGGGTAAATGCCATAGTACTTTCTACTGACTTACAGTTTGGTAAGCATTATGGTATTATAAATTCAGATGATACAATTGGTGATCAACAATCAAACTATAGTAAGTTTAATAAAAATGGATATCCATATATTTTTCTAATCAATCATGGCAAAGGTCATTATTCTTCAGTATATCTAAATAAAAGGCAAAAATTTATTCTAACTGAAGAAGAATTATTTACATACTTTCCTAACCTGTATGCAGAATTAAGTATAGGTGATAATCGTGAAAAAATAGAAAGAGCAATAGAAAGAGGAAATGCACCTCCTGGTGAATTAACAAATGCAGATATCTTGAGCGAGTTGGAAAGAACACCTTCAAGATTATATCCTCTTAAAAAAACAGGTGGTCAACGTAAAACGCGTCGCCATTATCATAATTTACGCACTAACCGCCGTAACACTCCAAAATTCAATCGCTAACGAAGGATTTGTTAAATACGGTAATGGTAAATAGAAGTATCCACGATCGCCAACATTCGTTCCCCAACTATTTTTAATAATCCATACACCATTTCCACCAGGACATGCTGTAGGGTTTAATGGATTCGCGGGATAGGAACGAGTTAAATCATATCCACAAACTAAGACTGCATGTCCGCCAAGATAAATATCTGATTTTCTTAGGGATGATACATAAGGCATAGGAACATAGCCCGTTAATAGACTATTTCTAGATTCAAATGATGAATAAACTCTAAATCCAAGAATAAATGGTTGCCCATTGATTAAACAACCTTGTAATGTACTTAAGGTTTGTAATACTGCCGAATATGTTGTACATTTATAACCTAATCCAGTTGTATAACATATAGGACTTGGTTTGAGAGCATAAGTTTTAGTGTTATAAGGTAATAATGTTTCTGAGCATAATCCATACTTCTGTAAACATCGTATACCATTTATTATTGTAGAACCATTGTCTTGAATAATGGAACCGTTTGAACTTATTTTATTTCCTTGATTTAATCGTTCATTATAATATAAGAATAAACGTGATCCTAAATATTGGTTTGGTGAAACAAATGAATATGCTGAACATAATGCATTTGCAGTACAACTTCCTATATTTCCTTGATTATAAACAATTGTCATCTTGTTAGTATATGATGTACGAAAGTCCACAACCTGGGGTGGAGAATTTATAAATGATATTGTTTTATATAAAGTGGGGTCTTTAGGCATAGGTTGTAATTTTACATTATATACATATTTTGCAAATGATACATTTTCTAAACACCAAGCATCAGAAGATAAATTTTTATTTGTTAAGTATTGATAGGGTAGATAAAAATAGCCATTATCTCCCCATAAAGAACCCCAACTATTACGAACAATCCACTGTTTCTTTAAATTATTGTATCCACATACTAATACTGCATGACCACCGAGTAAATTATCATTATTTGTAGGCATATGAACAATACCAGTACTTGCTACAGCATCACTTTCAAAGGATGAATATATTTTTATACCGATTGCAAATGGAATACCTGATGCTAGAATCGTTTTCATTCCTTCCATTGTAGTTGGTACATTTGTCATTTCTGTAATAGTACGTGTTAGTGCATTCGTATAACATGACTCTGAGGGTTGT